GGGGAAGACCTCTCAAGGACAAACTCCGAGGTTACCCCCGTAGGGGCCTCTCAAAGCTGATCCATAGGGCCTCTCCCCGGTGACCCTTCGAGCATGATCGCCTCGGTTCCTTCGAGGGCATCTCATGGGGATCATTATGGGCTACTCAATGAGGGTTGACCAATTGGGAATCTCAATGGGGACTCAAGGGGTCGATAGGGAGACTCAATGGTTGCCTCTATCTGTCCCTATCTGTAAGTCCCTCTATAAGGCTGCCCATAGGACACCCACTAAGAACCCTCACTAAGGCCAGTAGCCAGCCTGATGGCTTGCCCATAGGAGCCTATGAGACCGACCCTTAATGACAGCCATAGGATGACCCATAGGAGACCATTCCCTCTCTATACGGTGTTACAGGCTGCTCTATAGGCTCAGTTGGTGATGGTTCAAATAATTACAATCAATGGTTGACAATCCTCTGAGATGCCCTTAAAGTTCGTCCCATCAACGGCAAACACTGAGTTGATCGCCACGGTCTCTGGCCTTGGTCTGAAGGGTCTCATTAAGATGGCCTGTAGGATTGACACCAGAACCTATAAGGGCCAGTAGCTGGGTCGGGCAATACTTCGAGTTACCCTAAAGCGACTGAGTGAAACAAAACGCTTGACAGCAACACGAAACACTGTAAGATGAGCACCATCAACAACGCAACATCGCTTCACTGAGACGCTCTCTACGGTCTCACAAGGGCAACGAATTGGCTGATAGACACGGCCTAACGGGCACCCTTACGGTCTGGTGACAGGCCACCGCTCTTTAACAACTCGGAATGCTACACCCTGCAAGTGAACGGGCACCTCTGGGCAACCATTGAGGACTCACTTGCAGGGCAGTGATAGGAAATACAGCAAGAAGACCTTGCGTGCATCGAGCAGTAACGCAAGAAGCCAGTACAGGGTCTTCGTCTGTATCTCCCGTAAACCCTCACTGAAGGATGCAACAACATGAGCGCCACAACGCAACGCCTACAGGCTGAGCTGACTGAGCTTGAGCAACGCATCAAGGTAGCGATCAACGAACACGAGCAGGCTAAGTCCGCCTTTGGTCGCCTTGAGGTTCCTCCTACGCATCCAATGTGGGCGGTCTTCAGGGATCGTATTGACTCGACTCTGATTCACCAGAGGGTCTTGCAAGCGGTCTGGCATCGCACTAAGGCCACGCTGCTCGAACAAATGAACGCTGACAAGGAACCGGAATAATGACCATGCAAGCAATCACGATCACCGCGAAAGGCCCTACCACTCGCTCAGGCTCCCATTGGGTAGCTCAATGCGCAGCCGGTAAGGTGAAGGTTCCGTATAACCACGAGCTGGACGTGGAAGGGAACGCAATGGAAGCTGGCCGGGCACTCATCAAAAAACTCGGATGGGTCTGGGCTGAAGGCTACAAGGGCGCATGGTCGCTCGGTGGCCTGTACACTGGGCAGTACGTGCTGGTCTACCATGAGGTAGGAGACGGCGCGATCATCGAGTGACCATTCACTCAAGGGCGTTCTCTATGAGCGTCCCTTGGGGAAGCAATCACACACCCACACCGTAACGCACCACCAACAAACGAAGGTAGCACCATGTCCACTAAACAACTGCAATTCATCCTCGCTCGTGCCGCTTGCCTGCTGGTCACCGCGTACACCCAGACCATCACTGAGTACCGCCAGCTCCTGCCCTTGGATGGTCGCATTGGCAAGGACGCTCCGAATACCTTCGAGGGCCTCAAAGCGGACGCTCGCAATGGGTTCCTGTGCGTCTCCACTGAGCACAACCAATCGAGCATCTATGGTGGCTCGGGCAACCTGACTTTCCGTACCTTCCACGACTACGGACACCTGCTGTACAACAAGGCGTTCACTCTGGCCGATGAGGTTGAACTGGCACGCATCCAGTGGAACGACCTGAAGGTCTACATCCCGACCGAATGGCTTGACGTGTGCAAGTGCGTCTACTTCGCCGACACTGAGCAACAATCGCTGTACGAAGCTGAGAACGGTGACTTCCCAACCGACCAAAAGCGCTTCGTTCTGGGCTTCCTGCAAGATCACTTTGCTTAATCATTAACCTCGCTGTGATAGGTGTTTTCAATGCAACGCTACAACCGCACCAACTTCGTCTCGGCCCGTGTGGTCACCAACATCCTCGCCGCGATGCAAGCGGTTACCCTCTCGGGCATCCCTCAGTACATCGAGGATCGCAAGGGTCTCCGCTGGCTCCGTGTGTGCCTCAAGATGGTCGAAGGGCAACCGACCTTTGAGTTCTACGCTCGGAACGGGCAGGAAGTCGGGGACGTGATCCTACAGGCATCCTTCGACTGGCACGCCGATGACCTGACCGAGTTCTCTCAGTTGTTGGTCAAAGTTTATACAATGACCGAGCTGCCTACCACACCAGCCCGACCAGTGGAACCTAAAGTTTCTCCTGAGCCTGCCGTAAGGCCGCCTGCTGGTCTGCTCTCGTGGCGTATGCCGTGTGGGGTCACCGTGTACGGCCAGATGCGCCGCAAATGGTTCCGCAAGCGCTTCTACGTGACCCACGATAGGCACGGAATCCAACTTCCGCAAGGCGAGGGCTACTACCTTGACCTTGAAGCGCAACTCTACGGCACCTTTCAGGGGATGACCGCATGAGCCGGGTTCTCGACAACGCTGTCACGGGCATCGCCTCGGTTGACAAGTACCACCCGCTGCTCCGCGAGCATCTCCAGTACATCAAGGACATGGCCGAGATCGCCGAAGCACAAGGCCCGATCACGCCTGCCCAGTTCTCTGAGTCCAGCGGTTTCCAAAAGTTCCTTGACGATTGCGTCATCTGCCATGCACCGGGCGTCTACTCGGTGGCCTACCTGAGTCCTCGCTACTGCGCTGAGATTCTCAAGGAAGTCAAGAAGTTCCCTCACACGGTCAACGATGAGGAACCCGAGGAAGCGCAGATACCCGAGGTGGTCTTCCAGAATGAGCACCCGGTTCTGTTCGAGGTCTTCCGCTCCTTCTGGGCTGACGCTGGCGTGACGCTGGCAAAGGTTCTGCTCGGCCTTGACCCTGTGAACCTGACCACCGTACAGGCCGCTCAGTACGTCCCTACGGGCATCTCAAGGGGTCACTGGCACATCGACCAAGACTCTGACGTAACGCTCGTGGTGGCCCTCAATGACGACCACAAGGGCGGTGGCACGATGGTCTATCGAGGCCCTTTCGCAGAACCTGTGGAAGTCCCTCAGAACGAAACGGGCTGGGCGATGCTCTTTTGCGGAAAGACGACCCAGCACTACGGCATACCAGTAACTGAAGGCGAGCGCAACCTGCTCGTGCATTGGAGTGAGATCAAGTGATGCACACGAATTACCAACCGCCTCGCAAGGGCGTGATTGACGGCCAGATCATGGCTGCTAAACGTCTCCGTGTCCTGCGCAACGGCCAGAGCCTTGCCGCTATCGGTGACCTGCTCCACGCAACGAAGGTCGAGTTCCAGCGTAAGCAACTGGCCTACAGCGACCGGGGCGACTTCACCCGCTGCTACCGGGGAGGCTTCTGACCATGTGGGTGAGACCATTACGCAAGAAGCCGCGCCCGGCACCAGAACAAGTCTTCCCCTCTCTGCTCGGAACCCTGCCAATCGTGAACGAACAACTCGACAAGCCAAAAGCCACCGCTCGCCGCATTGACCTGCGCCGCTACCAGCATCTCCGCGACGGCCACCCGCTGTATGCCGTACAGAACCCTGTGAGCGCCCTCAAGCTGCGCGCATCGTTCACCCAACCTGAGACCTACGGGCTGTCCAAGTGCGCCACTGTGGAGTTCTCCAAGGGTCTGGGGCCGTGTGGTCGCTGGGTCTCCAAGCTCGGCTATGTGGTCACGGCTGACCTGCTGACCATCACCCAGATCAGCTTCGAGATTGACCTCGCAAGCAAGGCCGATGAGTTCCTCTCAGGCGTCCACAAGTTGAACCATGAGGCCCAGCGCATCGAGCAGCACGGCTATGGGAACGTCATGGCGATGACCCTGAGCCAGCACGACTACGAGCACAAGCTGGTCGCCCTTGAGAACCTCGGCGAGGAATGCAATCAGGCGTTCAAAGGCCGCGAGATCAAGGAGTTTATCTACAAGATGTCGGACGTTCACGGCAGGATCGAAGTCATCAAGTAAAGCTGAATTTAAAAACCCTCACTGTGGCTGCACACACTATGGGGGCTTTTAACTTAAAGATTCCTTAAAGGTCATCTTAAAGACCGTCCGTGTGGGCAGCTCATCGCTAACCCATTCGAGACGACTCAATGACCATCGCAATTCCTGAGAAACATGACTTCAGCGACATCAACTCATCGGCAGCCTTCGACGCACTCGCTTCGATCTACGGTGAGGCCCTCGCAGCCGAGCAACTGCAACTCGAACATGAGGCGTACACACTCGGTGAAGAACGGTTCCACAAGGCAATGGAACGTCAGATGGAGCGGGGTGAGTTCTCCAATAGCCAAGTAGCCAAGCCGCTGCTGGGTCATCTGGTTCCCCTGCTGTCCTCTGCGATCACCGCGTGGATTGACCACCAAGTCACCAAGGTTCGCCGCAAGCATGTGGCCCTTGGGGCGTTCCAACAGATGAACCCTGAAGTGATGGCATCCATTGTCATCCGTTGGACGATCAACCGGATTGCTCAACGCTCTGGCGCACCGACCATCACTGAGATGGCCATTAGCATCGGCTCGGCCCTTGAGGAAGAAGCCCGCTTCGGTCGCATCCGTGTCCTTGAGCAACAGCACTACCAGAAGCACATCAAGAAGGCACTCGCCCAGCGTAACGGGATGACCTACAAGGTCGCCTACATGGAGAAGGTCGAGCAGCACATGCTGGACGCTGGTCAACTTCAAGAGAACTGGACGGCGTGGGACTCCACTGGTGCTGATGTCCGCTACCACATGGGCATCCGCATGTTGGAACTGCTCATCGAATCGACCCAGCTCATTGAGGTCGTCCGTGAGCACAAAGGCATCAAGAAGCTGGACGGTGAGTATGTCTACCTGAAAGCCGAATGGGCCGAGAAGCTCCAGAGCCGGGCCTACATCCTCTCTGGGGTCTTCCCACGGTATCAGCCTATGGTCGTCCCTCCGAAGCCTTGGAAGGGCACCCACGGTGGCGGCTACTGGGCCAAGGGTCGCAAGCCTGTGACCTTCATTCGAGTCCCTTCGAGTCGTGCCCTGAAGCGCTACCGCGATGTCCACATGCCGGAAGTCTACAAGGCCGTGAACCTCGCTCAGGCTACTCCGTGGTCGATCAACAAGAAGGTCTTGCAGGTGGCCAATGCGGTCATGGGCTGGGCCAACGTGCCAATCAAGGAGTTCCCAACGACCGAACGTGAGGACTTGCCAGTCAAGCCGCACGACATCGAGACCAATGAGGAAGCCCTCAAGGCATGGAAGAAAGCAGCCGCTGCCGTGTACCGCAAGGACGCCGCTCGGGTCTCTCGTCGATTGTCCTATGAGTTCTCCCTTGAGCAGGCCAACAAGTTCGCCGAGTACGAGACCATTTACTTCCCGTACAACCTCGACTGGCGTGGCCGGGTCTATGCGATCCCTGCGTTCAACCCTCAGTCCAACGACATGACCAAAGGAATCCTTCAGGCAGCCAAAGGCGAGCCGGTAGGCAAGGACGGCATCGAGTGGCTGATGATCCACGGTGCGAACTGCGCAGGGGTCGATAAGGTTGACTTTGGGCAGCGCAAGCAATGGATCAAGGACAACGAGGAAATGATTCTCCGCTGTGCCTATGACCCTCTGGTCAATACCGACTGGATGGACATGGACTCGCCCTTCTGCTTCTTGGCGTTCTGCTTCGAGTGGCAAGGCGTGAAGCTCCACGGGGAAGCCCATGTGTCTGCCCTGCCAATTGCCTTCGACGGTTCTTGCTCGGGCATTCAGCACTTCTCTGCGATGCTCCGTGATGAGCGTGGTGGCCGTGCTGTGAACCTGCTCCCGAGTGACGACGTACAGGACATCTACAAGCTGGTCTCTGACGAGGTTGAGATTGCCTTGCAGTGGGACTTGAAGTACGGCAGCGAGGATTCCACCGTTGTGGATGTCGATGAGGAAACCGGCGAGATCACTGAGCGTCGTGTCCTCGGAACAAAAACCCTCGCTATGGCGTGGCTGACCTACGGGATGTCCCGAAAGGTTACCAAGCGGTCTGTTATGACCCTCGCCTACGGATCGAAAGCCTACGGGTTCGCCGATCAGGTTCGTGAGGACATCGTGAAGAAGGCCATCGACAACGGTGAAGGCCATATGTTCACCAGCCCCGGAGAAGCCAGCCGCTACATGGCAGGGAAAATCTGGGACTCGGTTAGCGTGGTGGTGGTCGCAGCGGTCGAGGCAATGAACTGGCTCCAGAAGGCTGCCAAGCTGCTCGCCTCTGAGGTCAAGGACAAGAAGACCAAAGAGATCATCAAGCCTGCGATGCCCGTCTACTGGGTCACTCCTGACGGCTTCCCGGTCTGGCAAGAGTACCTCGTTCCTGAGACTCGCCGGATCGACCTGATGTTCCTTGGCGATGTCCGCATCCAAGCGACGGTCAATGTCAAGTACAGCGACAAGATCGACGCACGAAAACAGGAGTCCGGTATCTCGCCGAACTTCGTCCACTCGCAAGACGGCAGCCACCTCCGCAAGACGGTCGTTCACGCTGCTGAGAAATACGGAATCGACTTCTTTGCGCTCATCCATGACTCCTTCGGGACGATCCCTGCGAAAGCCGGGGCGATGTTCAAGGCAGTGCGCGAGACGATGGTCGAGACCTACGAGAACAACAACGTCCTTGAGGACTTCCGTGAGCAGTTCATGGAGCAGCTCCACGAATCCCAACTGGACAAGATGCCACCGATCCCTGCGATGGGCACGCTGGACATCCGTGAAATCCTCAAATCCCAATTCGCTTTTGCATAAGGAAACCAATCAATGTTCGGTCGTAACTTCGAGAAAACCACCCGCACCACCGCTCGCCGCTCCTTCGAGGAAGCTGAAGCCAACAAGGCCCGTAAGGGCAAGCGCAACAAGCAGGCCCGTGGCGGTCGTCAGGAGTGGACTGAAGAATGACTCTCGTATCTGAGGTTCACCGAAACAACTTCGACATGACGACGACCTTCGTGATGAAGCGCCGTGGCCTCATGGGTCGTCTAACAGTCACCGGCATCGAAGATCAGTTCGGCCCTTACGGTCGCTACTTCCGCCAGCCTGAGCAGGCCCTCAAGTATTTCCACGATGAACTCAAGGATGTCTTTGAGTACGTCGTTGGGGACTCGAACGACAACGTGGTGTTGACCATCGACATCGCAATGCAAACCTCTAAATTCCTGAAGGAGACCAACTAATGGAAGTCATCATCAAGTCCACCAGCTCGACCGTAGACGACATGATCGTCATTGAAACCAGTACCACCATCGGTGAGTTCACCACCACCAGCCGCGCTGGCTACAACAAGCTGGAACTGATGGACAACCGCTACCTCTCGGGCACCCTTGAGGAACGCACCGAGGCCCTGCGCCAGTCCGCTGAGGCGATGACTGAGACCAGCGTTCGGCTGCACTTTCAGGCCCTCGCCAAGATCGCCAAGCCTGAGCCTCAAGTGACTGAGGTCACCGGGTCGCTCGCTGAGTTGACCAAGAAGGCAGACCTGATGGCCCAAGCGGACGACGTTGAGAAGCCCGTGAAGAAGCCACGTCAGACCCGCGCCAAGAAAACCACCACCGAATCCGCCAAGTAAGGAGCAACCTCAATGTCCAAAGTCGAAGCCGTCATCCTGAGCACCAAGCCATTCCGCCCTACCGACTTCAACGAGAAGGCGATGGTCAAGGTGATCGACGAGTCGTACCTGATCGCTGACGTGAAGAAGGATGGCGTTCGTCTGAACCTGTGCGTTGGCTCCCGCCAGCCGCTGGTCAACGTTGAGTGGCTGTCCCGTGAAGGCAAGCGCTTCCCTGCCCTCGTGCAGTACCTGCAAGCTGACCCACGCTGGGACAAGTTCTACAACCCGAACCTCGGCGAGGGGATGTTCTCGGCCTCTGGCTTCATGCTCGACGCTGAGTTGATCCTGACGGACGCTGAAGGCAACGAGAAGAAGTGCAAGAACATCTCTGGTGACCTGCGCCGCAAGGAAGAACCAGTGCCGATGGATCGCATCCGGGTCTACGTGTTCGACATCGTTCCTCTGGATGTCATTGAGTCCTCCCGCGAGTACGAAGTGATGACCAGCGTCCGCAAGATGCACGTTGAGTATCAGGTGGCCAAGCTCAAGGAAATCTTCCCTGAGATCGACTGGCGCGTAGCGGAAACCTACGAGGTCTTCTCGATGGAGACCCTACCTGTGATGCAGCGCGAGAGCCTCGACGAAGACGGGAACGTCATCACCGTTGACCTGCCACCACCGCTGAGTGCCAACCACCTCTATGAGGTCGTCCGTGAGCGTGGCGAGGAAGGTCTCGTGATGAAAGACCCGATGGGCAACTACCGCCGCTCGAAGTGCTCGGGCTGGTGGAAGATGGTTCCAGACGACAACGAAGATGGGGTCGTCGAGGATGTCATCTGGGGCACCGAGGGTCTGGCCAACGAAGGCAAGGTGATCGGCTTCAAGGTCAAGCTGGAGTCTGGCCATGTGGTCAACGCCTGCAAGATCAGCCGGGCACTGATGGACGAGTTCACGGACACCGAGACTCGCCTGCCGGGCTACTACAAGGGCCACACGGTACGGGTCACGTTCATGGAGCGCTACCCTGACGGCTCCTTGCGTCACCCGAGCTTTGACTGCTTCCGTGGCATCTCCAGCCCGACCACCAAAGAGTAACCACTGAGAACCCCATGAGCTTCGGCTTGTGGGGTTTTTTATTGCCTCGAACAATAGGAGAAATCTATGAGCTGGACGACTCTAATAGTCATCGTTTGGAACGCTCTATGGCTGCTGGGAGTGTGGCGGTTCGGCTGATTTAAAAACCCTCACTGTGGCTGCACACAACGACAACCCTCAAAGGAGACTCAACGATGACCCATCCTGTACTGCTGCACTCGAACCGTGGCACCGGGCACTTCACCGTGCGCCAAGACCGCGAGATCGTTAAGTGGCTCGGCAAGGTTCCCTTCCATGCCGTGCTTCGCAACCCAATCGGCCAGACCTTTCTGGTCACCAAGGGCACCTTCGCGCAATCCCGAAAGCTGGGCCGCGTCGTGCTCATTCAATACACCGGCAAGTTCCCTCGCTGCGCCCTCGTCTGGAAGATCGTGAAGGAGGTGTTCGCATGAGCACCGTCATCATCGCCCTGACTTCGCGCCGTGGTCGTTCCGGCAAAGACACCCTCGTTGAGAAGCTCCGTGAGGAAGGCTTCGAGGTGATCCGTGTGGCCTTCGGTGACGTACTGAAGCACCAGTGCTCTCTGGTCGTTGCTGATGATCGCCAAGCGCAGATCGTCATGGAGAGTCACTTCCACACCGACCTCAAGGATGCCCTGTTCGAGGAACTCTCGATCAACAACATTCCTGAGTCCGAGTACAGCGACTGGCTGCGTGAGACCTTCTGGGACGACACCGCGCCTCGCTCGCCTCGCTGGCATCTCCAGCAGTACGGCACCGGGTTCCGCCGCAATCACAAGGGCGACCCTGACGTGTGGCTGCGCGAGGGTCTGAAGGAAATCGCAAAGGCCCCTGAAGGGTCTCTGGTCGTCGTCACTGACATGCGCCAAGCCAATGAGTACCACGCCCTTGAGGCGCTGGGTGCCCATCTGGTTCGCCTGAGCCGTGACTGGACTATCGAGGCAGTGGACAACGCACCGCTGCACGCAACTGACACCGAGCTGGAGCCGTTCGTTATGGACGCTCATGTCGTGAACCGCTGGGGCAACCCTGACGGAATGCTCGACCAGCTCCGCACACAAGGAGTAATCGAATGAGCAAGCAAGACACCAAGATGAAGCTGTTCAAGGCCACCGTGAAAGTCCGTGGCGAGATGGAAGAAGTGCCGGTCTGGGCCGAGAGCATCGAGACCGCCCTTGAGGTGGCCGATATGGAGTACGGCGAGGACAACGTGTACCGGCTTCGCCCAGAGGTGACGGTATGAACCGCGCCCAAGGCAACACCCGGTCGATGCCCGATGGCTTCCTGCACATCCAGAACTTCACCGTGACCAAACACTCTGGCATGGCCGGGGTCGTCTACATCCACCTGATGACCAAGGAACAACAGGAGATCGTTGAGTCCCTTCTGGTCGAGCGTGCGACGGTCCTTGAGGCCATCGCTGAGGATGCTGGCGTGCCCACTGAGGTCGTCCATGTGAAGCACGGCTGCTTCCGGTTCCGCAAAGAGTTCCTCAAGGAGAACTTCCGTGAGGTCGTCCACGCGACCACCAAGATCACCCGCCAGCCAGTCATTGAGGACTTCAAAGGGAAGCTGATCGCCGAGCGCGAATCACTCTCCTATTAAAAACCCTCACTGTGGCTGCACACATTCCCACATCTGCAAAGGAGAAACACAATGGCAAAATCCAACAAGGTCTTCCTGTTCACTCCAGTCGGCACCGCTGAGCCGTACTGCTCGATCCAGAAGCCCGACTACGGAAACCCTGAGAAAGGCTTCGGCAACCCTCGGGGCGTCTACAAGGTCAACCTGACCATCCCGAGCCGTGAGGCCCAGCCGCTGATCGACAAGATCACCAAAGCCTACGACAAGAACTGGGAGGAAATCTCCGAGGCGTGGGAGAACGGTGGTCGTGCTGCTGCTCAGGCCAAGCTGGCCCGTGGTAAGAAACTGCTCGAAGCCTACCAAGGCGAGCTGCCGTTCTTCGAGAACGACGATGGCACCGTGACCTTCAAGTTCAGCGGCTATGCGTCCTACAAAGACCAGAAGACCGGCGAGAACAAGGACATCGTTCTGCGTGTCGTTGACGCCAAGGGCAAGCGTATCGACGCTGTTCCTGCCATCGCTGGTGGCTCGAAGCTGAAGGTTCGCTTCTCGATCTTCCCGTACACCTTCGGCGCTGTCGTTGGTGCATCCGTCAAGCTGCAACTGGATTCCGTAATGCTCATCGAGCTGCGTGAGTTCGCTGCTGGTGGCGACGACTGGGCTGGTCAGGAAGAAGACGGCTACGAAGCTCAAGACGACCGCGAAGAAGGCTGGCGTGGTGAGCAGGACAGCGACGAGCAGGAAGAAGAACAATCCGGTCACGGTGACTTCTGATGGCATACGCTGGCCCGAAAGGTGCTCGTACAGGTGCCTTTCGTTCCGGCCTCGAAGATCGCAACGCGAAGCATATGGACAAGCTCGGGGTCTCTTACGACTTCGAGCGGTTCCACATCAACTACGTCGTTCCGGCTCGTGACGCCAAGTACACGCCCGACTTCCTGCTTTCCAATGGGATCATCATTGAGACCAAGGGAATCTGGGAGGTCGATGACCGTAAGAAGCACTTACTGATTCGTGAGCAGCACCCTGCGCTGGACATTCGACTGGTCTTCTCGAACTCCAACTCGAAAATCTACAAGGGTTCGCCCACTTCCTACGCCGACTTCTGCAAGAAGCACGGTATCCAATACGCCGACAAACTGATCCCACGCGAGTGGCTGAAGGAGGAACGCAAAGAGATTCCCAAGGGGATTCTCGTACCAAAGAAAGGAGGTTGACATGGCCAAGGTTCAATTCAAACCACGCCCAGCCACGGACTACATCGTTGTCCACTGTGCCGCGACCAAAGCGAGCATGGACATCGGCGTTCGTGAGATTCGTCAGTGGCACGTCCAGCAAGGCTGGCTCGACATTGGCTATCACTTCGTTATCCGTCGCAACGGCACCGTCGAGAATGGTCGCCCACACGACGTGATCGGTTCCCACGTCAAGAACTACAACAGCCGCGCACTGGGCATCTGCCTTGCTGGTGGCATTGACGACTCTGGTAAACCCCAGAACAACTTCACGCCTGAGCAGTTCAACTCCCTGATGCTGCTGCTCAAGGCCCAGAAGCGTGCATACCCTCAAGCCCAGATCGTCGGTCACCACGACCTCGACGCTGGCAAGGCGTGCCCTTCCTTCAAGGTCTCCGATTGGCTCCCAACGGTCGGCCTCTGAATTAAAAACCCTCACTGTGGCTGCATAGAGATTCCTCTCTGTGCGGCCTTTTTGCGTTGACATAAGGAGGTTCCTATGAATCGTTCCCTGCTGCAAGGCGGGTTCGATCTTGTAGAGCATCTCATGGAACACGGCATCGGCGCGATCATCGCTGGTGGCTGTGCCCGTGACCTGTTCTTTGGGGTCGAACCGAAAGACATCGACATCATCTGCGCGGGCAGCGACCCGGAGACTGTTTCCAGAGCGCTCGATGAAGGTGGCCTGCAATACCACAAGTTCCCCAAGTACCACACCGGGTCTGACTCGGATCGTCTGCAAGGGGTCTGGAAGATCGAAGGCTCGAACATCGACGTGATCCTCTATGAGACCGACGACGTTCACGAAGCCATCGGCAAGTTCGACTACAACCTCAATCAGTTCGCCATTGTGGGCATCCCTCGGGGTATCTCTGGGGCGACTGTGCGGTTCCTCGGCAAGCAGCCTTGGGACAACCTTGTGAGACTCCGTGAGGATGCTCGTGGGGATCGCGCTGAGAAGATGGAAGCCAAGTGGCTCGACCTCGCTCATCGCCGCGCTCGTGGCCTGAATGAAGTGGAGGTGGCTGATGTCGTCTCCTGAAGAAAGCGAGAGCGTCTTCCTCAAGCACATCCCGTGCGAGAACTGTGGAAGCTCTGACGCCAACTCGTTGTTCAGTGACGGTCACCAGTTCTGCTTTGCCTGTGACAACTACGTCAAGGGTGACGGTGAGGGCAGCGGTGAGTCCGTCCAGAAGACCCGTAACAGCGACTGCCTGACTTTCGGTGACAACCAAGGCCGGTTCCAAGACCTGCCATCTCGGTTCATTCAGGAAGCAATCTGTCGCCAGTACGGCTACTGGGTGGGCAAAGCCTACAGCCCGATCAAGCGCGAGCGTGTGATGGTTCAGGTGGCGAACTACTACGACTCTCAGGGCAACCTGACGAGCCAGAAGGTTCGTGACGCTGACAAGGAATTCTTCACCGCTGGTGCCCACGAGAAGGATGCCCTGTTCGGTCGCCAGCTCTGGTCTGGTGGTCGCAAGATCGTGGTCACCGAGGGCGAGATTGACTGCCTGACAGTGGCCCAGTTGCAGGGTGGTAAGTATCCAGTGGTCTCCATTGGGCACGGCTCCAAGGCTGCCAAGAAGACCTGCGCCAGCAACTACGAATACTTCGACACGTTCGACGAGATCATCCTCATGTTCGACATGGATGACGCTGGTCGGGCTGCCTCTCAGGAGGCCGCTGAGGTTCTCCCACCGGGCAAGGTCAAGATCGCTGTGCTGCCCTACAAGGACGCCAACGAGTGCGTTAAGAACCAAGCTGCTAAGGCTGTGACTGATGCCATCTGGAACGCTCAACCGTTCGTGCCTGATGGAGTGGTCTCTGCGAAGTCCCTGAAGGCCCGCCTGAAGGAGAAGAAGCTGGTTCCTTCGATGCCTCTCGTGGCTCCCCATGAGCTGCGCAAGATGACCAAGGACATCCGTGGTGGCGAGGTCATTCTGGTCACCTCTGGGTCTGGCTCAGGCAAGTCCACCTTCGTCCGTCAGAACACCTACAACCTGTTCCATGACAATGGCATTCCGGTCGGCGTTGCGATGCTTGAGGAAGCCGTTGAGGAAACCGTTCAGGACATCGTTGGGTTGCACATTGGGGCGCGTGTTCGTCAGAACCCCGATGAGACCACCGAGGAAGTCTTTGACCGGGCCTTCGATGAAATCTTCGAGAGCGACAAGCTGTTTCTTTATGACGCCTTTGCGGAGGCCGCTGAGGATCGTCTGCTGGCGAAGCTGGCGTACATGGTCGAGGCCGAAGGTTGCCGGGTGATCGTGCTCGACCACATCTCGATTGTCGTGTCTGCAATGGACGGCGATCAGGACGAGCGCAAAACCATCGACCGACTGATGACCAAGATCAAGGCATTCGCCAAGACCAAGAACGTTGCAGTGTTCGTCATCTGTCACCTGAAGAACCCCGACAAGGGCAAGCCCCACGAGGAAGGCCGACCAATCGTGGTCACCGACCTGCGTGGCTCTGGCGGTCTGCGTCAACTGAGCGACACCATCATTGCGCTGGAGCGAAACCAGCAAGGCGCATTCCCTCACATCATCTTGTTCCGCGTCCTCAAGTGCCGCTTCACGGGCGAGACGGGCGTGGCTGGGTTTATGACCTACGACAAGAAAACCGGGCGACTGGAACCCATGCCTGAAGGCTGGCGACCAGAAGACACAAGCGAAGCTGACGAGGCATGGGCCGGTCAGCAAGAACCTGACTTTTAAAGGAGAACCATCACATGAAAGCACTGAAATCGTTCGACATCGTTACCGCTCTGATCGTTCTGGCTGGTCGTATCGCCAAGCGCCGCCACGAGAAGCTGGTGGCCCGTGAGGCCGCTCTCAAGGCTGCCATTGCGGCTACCCAAAGCGCCTATGCGGACACCGTTCAGAAGCGCGTACAGGCCGACTGGCGGCACCAAGACATCACCCGCGTGAAGTAACTCAAGGGCCTCTCTCAGGAGGGGCCTTTCGGTTAACTCACACCACCCAAGAAAGGAGAAACAACCATGAACCATTCCGACATCCGCAAGCACCTGAAGAAAGGCGAGCAGGCCGTCGATGTTCTGGAGTCGATGGGCTACAAGTACGTCGCCAACGACCGTGAGCATCCTCATTGGGTGGCCCCTGAGAACCCTCTCAGTGACATCCAGAAGGCCATCGAGGCGCTCGTAGAGACCCGCGTAGCGAAGCTCCGTGAGGACGACATCTACGGCCCGAACTGGGCGAACGTCAAGCAGTTGGCTGGTCGTCACTTCTCTGTGGCAACCGCAAAGATTCCCGCTGGGATGAAGCTCGCCGACTACGGCAAGGCCCACTTCATCAACCGCCAGTTCATCGCCAAGGAAATCCGCTACCACCGCTCTGCCGAGTTCACCGGCTATGCAGTGCTGTTCGAGTTCCCTGTTCGCCCATACCACACCGAAGTCGTCTGGCTGCCTATGAGCGCTTGCGTCTTCTCGAAATAGGAGGACGCTTATGATTAGCTCCGACATTGAAACCAACGGACTTCTTGACACGGTGGACAAGTTCCACTGTGCGACCATCAAGGATGAGTTCACCGGACAATATACCCGCTACGATGAGTCCACCTTTGGGGAGTACATCGCGGCCCTCGAAGCGGAAGCGGCGAAGCCTGATGGCCTGCTGGTCTTCCACAACGGGATCAAGTACGACATCCCTGCGCTGGACAAGCTGAAGCGTCAATACTTCGGTAAGCGCCTGAACATCCCTCGCAAGAAAGTCCTCGACACCCTCGTGATGACCCGCTTGATCTACTCGAACGTGCGTGACCGCGATGCTGGTCTGCTGCGCTCTGGCATCCTTCCGGGCAAGATGTTCGGGTCGCACTCGCTGGAAGCATGGGGCTATCGCCTCGGTGAGATGAAGGGCGAGTACAAGACCGACTTCAAGCTCAAGTTGGAAGCTGACGGTGGCACCTATGTCGATGGCATGGAGTGGGCCGTCTGCAACCAAGCGATGGAAGACTACTGTGAGCAGGACGTTCGGGTAACCTCGAAGCTCCTTTGGAAGCTCCTTGAGGACTCCCACTACTACCCTGAAGGGAACCCAATCGAAGCCGTTCGGATGGAGCACGCTGCCGCTTGGACGCTCGCTCAGATGGAACGCAATGGATTCCCGTTCGACATCGAAGGCGCTGATCGCCTCTATGGGGAACTCGCAGGGATTCGTCAAGACCTGCTGACCAAGCTCATTCAGACCTTCGGGTCGTGGTATGCGCCAAAGGGTGGCACCGAGCAGTTCCGTCACCCAGTGACTGACAAGCCTCTGGAGACGTGGACTAACGGCCCGTTCGCTGGTCAAGCGATCCCCCGTGTGAAGTACCCGAAGGTCGGTGGCGTGTTCAACGCAAACGGCAAGAAGGACAAGCGCGAGACCTTCGCTGGTGCTCCGTACACCCCAATCGAGTTCATCACCTTCAACCCCACCAGTCGCCCTCACATCATTCGTGTGCTGAAGCTGGCTGGCTGGGAACCAACTGAGTTCACCGACAACGGTGCTGCGAAGGTTGACGATGAGGTGCTCGAACACGTCAAGGTGAACGACCCAGAGAAGCAGAAGTGCATTGAGCTGATCCGTGAGTACCTGATGATCCAGAAGCGCATCGGCATGTTGGCCGAAGGCGACAACGCATGGATCAAGCTGGTCGGTGCGGATGGCATGATGCACGGGTCGATCAACCCCAACGGTGCAGGCACTGGCCGAGCCACTCACAGCTACCCGAACATGGGTCAGGTTCCTTCTGCAAGTGCGACCTACGGGCCTCACTGCCGGGCGCTCTTTGGGGCGACCCATGCGAAGCACCTGAAGGGCTGGGAGAAGGTCGTCCAAGTGGGCACCGATGCGAGCGGCCTTGAGCTGCGTTGCTTGGGTCACTATGGAGCACCTTTCGATGGTGGCTCGTATGTGGACACTGTGCTCAACGGTGACATCCACTGGGTGAACGGCAAGGCTGCTGGGATCATCAAGTTCGACGTTCGTGACAAACACAACGAAGAACACGAGCGCGTCCGTGGCATCGCCAAGACGTTCATCTATGCGTTCCTCTACGGTGCTGGGGATTCCCTTGTGGGTTCCTTTGTGGGTGGCGGCAAGAAGGAAGGCAAGGAACTCAAGAAAGCCTTCATGGAGAACACCCCGGCAATCGGTGGTCTTCAGGACTCCATTCACGCCTCGCTCATCTCCGAGCAGAAGTGGAACCAAGCGACCAAGCGATTCGATGTCAAGTGGAAACGCCGCTGGCTGAAGGGTCTGGACGGTCGCAAGATTCACGTTCGCTCGCCTCACTCTGCGTTGAACTTCCTGCTCCAGTCCGCTGGCGCAATCATCTGCAAGAAGTGGGTGGTCGAGGTCGAGCGCATCCTCATGGAAGAACATGGCCTGCACCACGGCTGGTACAAGGACGATGGTACGCCGGGTGACTTCTGCTTCATGGCGTGGGTTCACGACGAACTCCAGATCGCCGCACGCAATCCCGAGATCGCTGAGATCGTCGCTAAGGTGGCCCAACAGGCTATCCGCGAGGTCGGCGATTCCTTCAACTTCCGATGCCAACTGGACACTGACTACAAGATCGGTGCGACGTGGCGCGAGTGTCACTAATAGGAGGCCCTAATGGCTAAGACTTTGAAACTGAACGTGTCCTTCCCCATGACCATCGTGGTCTCGACTGACACCATCACCGCCCTCAAGGCGACCCGTGAAGAAGCCCGTATGATCCCCGCTGAGAAGATCGCTGAGCTGACCGGCGAGACCAAGTTCCGCGCTGAGCTGTTCCGTGGCGACAAGTCCGAGGAAGAACTGCTGGAGCTGATCTACCGCGCAGGCATCCGCGAGTTCATCACCAAGGACATGCGCAACGAGATCGCTGGCAACGAGGCCCGGATTCGTCTGGGCAGCGTAAAGGTGACCTTCGATGAATGAGTACCTGACGACCCTCTGGGGCATCAAGAAGGCTGCCCGTGCGTATCAGTCTGACTTCGTTCGTGGCCGCATCGCGCTGGTCAATGAGGCAGCTTGCCGGGGGCACATCTCGTGCCTCTCCACGGCTGGCAAGAACATGGGCTTCTGGTCGCTGACAACGGCTGGTCAGGAGTTCCTTTCCCAATATGGTAATGCCCTATGAGCTGCGTCTGTGGCTGTCAGGGCTGCCGTGGTGGCTGCTCCCCTTGGAGACCCTTGAGTCTCATCCCATGCAATCGGTGCGGGTTCCCCGACTGGCTGTCCTGTTTCTGTAACTAAGGAGGAACCCTATGAGCAAACTTAAAGTGGGTCTGGCCTTCGACATGGACTACCTCATCTTCTCGGCCATGAGCGCCGCTGAGGAAGAAGTGGACTGGGGCGAAGACGTATGGACGCTGAACTGCGACCACAAGAAAGCCCGTGACATTCTGTTCGGCACCATCAAGACCATCAAAGCGGACATCGCTGGGCAGCTCAAGCGCAAGTACAAGCTGGCCCCTGAAGCCTACGAGTTCGTTGACCTGTGCATCCTGAGCGGTGACGACAACTGGCGTAAGGATGTCCTTGAGACCTACAAGGCCAACCGTAAGGGCAAGCGCAAGCCTGTGGGCTACCCGCACTTCTGCCAAGGCATCATGGATCACTTCGGCGACCGTGCCTTCAAGTGGCATGGGGTCGAGGGCGATGACGTGTGTGGCATCCTGATGACCAAGCCTGAGCTGGCTGGCTGCGACCGCGTGGTCTCGGTGAGCTGCGACAAGGACTTCAACACGGTGCCCGGCTACTTCTTCTGGCTGACCCAGATGGAGCTGGTCAAGAACGACGAGGCAACCGCTGACCTGCACCATATGTACCAGACCCTCAAGGGCGACACCACGGATGGCTATGGCGGCTGTCCGGGCGTTGGCGAGGCGTTCGGTGGTGGTCTGTGGGAGTGGCTGAAAGACCCTGAGTTCTTCTATCAGGCAACCAAGGTGATGAAGTCTGGTGCTCGCAAGGGCGAAGAAGTCTCCTACTGGACTTCCTGTAAGCGCGGTGACGAGCAGTTCGACCTGTTCCAAGGCCCTGACCTCTGGGCTTGCATGGCGTCTCTCGCAGCGAAGCAGGGGATGTCTGAGGAAGACCTGATCGTGCAGGCCCAAGTGGCTCGTATCCTTCGGGCATCCGATTGGGACTTCGAGAACAAGCGTCCGATCCTGTGGCGTCCTCACGATTCCTCTCTGCGCCGCTCTGCTGCGTAAATACCCTCACTATGGCCATAGGGGACTTAAAGGTTCCTTATTGGCCTATTCGTTAAAGGAGGGCTAATGCTCGACATCATCCAACACCACATCCGTAACCCGGAAGACATCCCTGACATCGCACCTGCTGCTGCTCAGTACCTCGCAGTCCGTCTCAACGCTTCCTATCTGATCGCCACTGGCGTGGTCGATGAGCTGCGCAAGGCTGGCTACTCCGAGGGCTACATCGCAGGGTTCCTTGACGGTGCTAACGCTGCCGTTGAGATCACCGAGCTGATGCAGGAGTCGCAACTGCAAAGGGAGGAATGACCATGTGTTTTAAATCCAAGGTCAAGACCCCAAAGACTGACCCAGATTCCCTGAAGGCTCCCGAGCCGGTTCTCATTGAGGAACCCAAGGGCGTGGACTTCGGGGCATCGGAAGATGACCAATCGACCGACACCGGGGTTGACTCTTTGAAGGTCAAGAAGACCGACACCGACAAGGGTGATGGCAGCTCGACTGCTACCGCCAAGGACACTGGGTTCAGCTCTACCAAGGGCAGCACCAGTTCCCCTGTCAAGCGTGCCCTGAAGAAGGTCACCAAGTGATAGTCCGGCACCGCGATCAGTGGGACGAACCCGTCTTCGTTGAGCGGCTGAAGGAGATCATTGAGTGCTTCCCTGAGATGACCTATCAGCGTTCCCTTGAGGAAGCGATGGACTCAATCACCCAAGCCACGGCCTCACTGGATCAGTGGGTCGAGCTGGTGGTCAGGGATGCCTCTGGGAGGCTCGTAGGATTCGCTGTAGCGACGGACGATGATGACGCACACGTTGGCCCATGCTTGGGCGTTCAGTGGCGCATGGTCTTCCCAGAGGCTCCAGCGGGCACCTGCATGAGGCTCCAACGTGGCCTCGTTAAGCTGGCCCGTGAATGCAACTACAAGGTCATGGCGTACACCCACCGAACCGGAGAGGGCCGCTATGAGATCAACTACACGAAACTGAAGGAGAACCCCAATGGGCAAGAAAATCAAGAAGGCCGTTAAGTCGGTCACCAAGAGCGTCTCGAAGGTCGCTGGCGTGGCCTCTGGTGGCCTGCTGGGTGGCGATGACAAGCCGAAGGAAGTGGTTCAACAGGCTGCCGCTGTGGAAGCTCCTGCGCCTGCTGCGAACGCTCCTGCGTCTGTCGTTGAGGCTCCAAAGGACACCACCGATGGCGAGGACGATTCCGATACCGAAGCTGCAAAGAAAGCCGCTCGTGCCAAAGGCAAGCGTGGTCTGTCGGTAGCTCGTTCTGCCGGTACTGGCATCAACATCTAAGGAGGTGACCAGTGGCCGAGACCAAACGTGAAGGTCTCGCTGAGGAAGGCGCGAAGGCTGTATACGAACGCCTGAAGAACGACCGAGTTCCCTACGAGACCCGTGCTGAAAACTGCGCCAAGGTCACCATCCCTTCCCTGTTCCCCAAAGACTCCGACAACAGCTCGACTGACTACACGACTCCGTGGCAGGCAGTGGGCGCTCGTGGTCTCAATAACCTGTCCGCTAAGGTGATGCTGGCTCTGTTCCCACTGCAAAGTTGGATGAAGCTCAAGGTCTCCGAGTGGCAGGCGAAGCAGTTGGTTAGCGATCCTTCGCAACTGGCTGTGGTGGAACAGGGTCTGGGCATGGTGGAGCGCATCCTGATGTCCTACATGGAAGCCAACAGCTACCGAGTGACGCTCTTTGAGTTGATCCGTCAGTTGGCCCTTGCAGGCTCCGCTTTGATCTACCTCCCGCCACCTGATTCTGCGTCCTCTGCATACAACCCAATGAGGCTCTACACGCTCCACAACCATGTGGTTCAGCGCGACTCCTTTGGGAACGTCTTGCAGATCGTGACGCTCGACAAGGTGGCCTATGCGGCCCTCCCAGAGGACGTTCGCAACGCTCTCGATTCCGGCCAAGAGTACAAGCCCGAGCAGGAGCTTGAGGTCTACACCCACATCTACATCGACGACGAGTCTGGTGACTTCTTGAGCTATCAGGAGGTTGACGGGGTTGAGGTCGATGGGACTGACGGTCAGTACCCTCAAGATGCCCTGCCGTGGATCGCTGTGCGCTGGACGAAGCGAGATGGTGAGCACTACGGTCGCTCCCACGTTGAGGAATACCTCGGCGACCTGAACTCGCTGGAGAGCCTGCACGAGGCCATGATTAAGTTCTCGATGATCGCCTCGAAGGTGGTCGGTCTGGTGAACCCTAACGGGGTCACTCAGGTTCGCCGCTTGGTCAAGGCTCAGACGGGTGACTTCGTGGCTGGCCGCAAGTCTGACATCGAGTTCCTGCAACTGGAAAAGACCGCTGACTTCACGGTAGCCAAGTCGGTAGCCGATGCTATCGAAGGGCGTCTGTCCTACGTCTTCATGCTGAACAGTGCAGTGCAACGACAAGGTGAACGGGTTACAGCCGAAGAAATCCGGTATGTGGCCTCTGAACTGGAGGACACCCTTGGGGGCGTCTATTCGATCCTCTCGCAGGAACTCCAGTTGCCTATCGTCCGCATCCTGTTGAATCAGCTTCAGGCGACCCAACAGATTCCCAACCTGCCGAAGGAAGCTGTCGAACCAACCGTCACGACTGGTGCTGAGGCACTGGGCCGTGGACAAGACCTCGACAAGCTCAACCAGTTCCTGCAAGCGATGCAGATGGTCGGTGGCCTCAATGGCGACCCTGACCTGAACGTGAACACCATCAAGCTGCGCCTCGCCAATGCGATTGGTCTGGACACCTCTGGGTTGCTCCTTACGGAAGCCGAGAAGGCTCAGGCACAGTCCCAAGAGATGCTCAAGCAGGGTGGCCTCAACGCTGCCGCTGGCATTGGCTCTGGGCTGGCCGCTCAGGCTACCGCAAGTCCCGAAGCGATGCAGTCCGCAATGGACACCGCTGGGGTCGAACCGGGGCCAATCGGGGCGTCCGTTTAAAACCCTCACTATGGCTGCATGGAGACTTCTCTGTGCGGCCTTCTTTCTGATTCCCTCAAGGAGACCTCAATGACTGACATCTATGCCGAGTTCGGCGTCAACGGGGCAGTAATGTCCAGCAACAACATCACCGAGCACGAGCAGAACATGCTGGCTCTCCCGACCTCTGTGCGTGATGGCGATGAGTCCATCGAACTGGTAGACCCGGAGAACGAATCCGAGGTCACGCTGGGCACCGAAGAAGAACAGGAACCTGAAGTTGAGGTGACTGACAACGAAGCCGAAGCAGGTGACGAAAGCGAGCAAGAAGCTGGCGACGAGTTCACCCCACTGGGCGAGCCTGATGCTGAGCTGGTCGAATCCAGCCGCCAGATCGACGAGTACGCTGAAGGCTTCGCTCAGATGCGTGAGCAGGCCATCAAGGCCGGTCTCGATCCTTCCGTGGCTGATGCCATTGAGGCCGAGTACGAGCGCGACAACCAGCTCTCTGAGGCGTCCCTGAAGGCGCTCGAAGCAGTGGGCTACAGTCGTGGCTTCGTTCGGTCGTTCATCAATGGCCAAGAAGCTCTGGCGAACACCTACGTGGCCCAGATTCAGGCTTACGCTGGTGGCCCTGAGAAGTTCCAAGCAATCCTGTCGCACCTGAATGCGACCTCGAAGGATGCTGTGGCTTCTCTCGAAAAGGCCATCGAGTCGCAAGACCTGCACGCCATCAAGACCATCATCAACTTGGGCATGGCGAGCCACACCAAGAAGTTCGGTAAGGCCCCTCAACGTTCGATCACCAAGCGTGCTCCAGCAGCCCCAGCGGCGACCCGTAAGAGCACCGTTCAGGGCTTCGCTTCGCAACGCGAGATGATCGCTGCGATGTCCGATAAGCGCTACCAAGACGACGCTTCCTATCGTGCCCAAGTAGAGGCCCGTGTAGGCGCTTCGAGCTGGTAAGCCACTGATTTAAAAACCCTCACTATGGCTGCATAGAGAAACCTTTGGGTACATCCCAAGGACTCTGTGCGCCTACCTAAAACATGCAAAGGAGAACTACACATGGCAAACGCAACTGGCGGTCAACAAATCGGTGCCAACCAAGGCAAGGGCCAATCGGCTGCTGACAAACTGGCTCTGTTCCTCAAGGTCTTCGGTGGCGAAGTTCTGACTGCATTCGTGCGTCGTTCGGTCACTATGGACAAACACATGGTTCGTACCATCCAGAATGGTAAGAGCGCCAGCTTCCCGGTCATGGGCCGCACCAAGGGTTACTACTTGGCACCCGGCGAGAACCTCGATGACAAGCGTAAGGACATCAAGCATTCCGAGAAGGTCATCCAGATCGACGGCCTGCTGACCTCCGACGTGCTGATCTACGACATCGAAGACGCCATGAACCACTACGACGTTCGTGCCGAGTACAGCGCCCAACTGGGTGAAGCTCTGGCAATCGCCGCTGACGGTGCTGTGCTGGCTGAAATGGCCAAGCTGTGCAACCTGCCTGCTGCCTCGAACGAGAACATCGCTGGTCTGGGCCAAGCCGTTGTCCTGAACATCGGTGCTGCTGCTGACCTCGTTGACGTGGAAGCTCGTGGTAAAGCGATCCTGAAGGGCCTGACTCTGGCTCGTGCTCGCCTGACCAAGAACTACGTGCCTGCTGGCGACCGTCGCTTCTACTGCGCACCGGAAGACTACAGCGCGATCCTGTCGGCTCTGATGCCGAACGCTGCGAACTACGCTGCGCTGATCGACCCTGAAACCGGCAACATCCGCAACGTCATGGGCTTCGAGGTTATCGAAGTTCCGCACCTGACCGTTGGTGGTGCTGGCGACAACAACCCTGCCGATGGCGTGGCTCCGACCAACCAGAAGCACATCTTCCCGGCTCTCGCCACTGGCGATGACCGTGTAGCTCAGAACAACGTGGTCGGCCTGTTCAACCACCGTTCGGCTGTCGGTACTGTGAAGCTGAAGGACATGGCGCTGGAGCGTGCTCGTCGCCCTGAGTTCCAAGCTGACCAGATCATCGGCAAGTACGCGATGGGTCACGGTGGCCTGCGCCCTGAAGCTGCTGGCGCACTGGTCTTCACCCCGGCTGCCTAAGCCAACCCAACCCCTTGAGGCCCTCTGGCTTTGAGGGGTTTTTTCATTAAGGAGACCTTTATGCGTTCTATCGAAGCAACACTGGAAACGGATGACGAACTGGCTGCGATCAACGACATGCTGGCTGCCATCGGCGAGTCCCCTGTGAGTTCCCTCGAAGGTGACCCTAACGCTGACGTGGCGAACGCTCGACGCATCCTCAACCAAGTCAACCGGGAAGTCCAAGCGAGAGGCTGGACGTTCAACATTGAGGAATCCGCTGTGCTGTCACCAGACGCCTTCAGTGGACTCATCGAGTACCTCTCAGATTACCTTCGGATCACCACTACAGGTGGCACCGTCTACGTCAATCGTGGTGGCTACATCTACGACCGCTCGACCAAGACCGACACCTTCACCAACGACATCACCGTTGACCTGATCCGCTTCAAGACCTTCAGCGAGATGCCTGAGTGCTTCCGCTCCTACATCGTCGCTAAGGCGTCCCGACGTTTCAACATCCGGTTCTTCGGCGCTGGGGAAATCGAAGGGTCGCTCCAAGAGCAAGAGTCCGAGGCATGGCAAGCATGTCAGGAATACGAACTCGACTATGGCGGCTTCAACATGATCGACGGTGACTCCTTCGTGGGTGGCATCGCAAACCGATAAGGAGGGCCTATGGGACTCGTAAGTCAATCCGTAAAGAACCTCAAAGGAGGTATCTCGCAGCAACCGGACATCCTTCGGTTCAGCAACCAAGGCGCTCTACAAGTCAATGGCTGGTCGTCCGAGACCCAAGGACTTCAGAAGCGTCCACCAACCACCTTCACCAAGCGTCTCCAGAACAAGGGGTTCCTCGGGGCCAAGCCTCTGGTTCACCTCATCAACCGGGATGCCCAAGAGCAATACTATGTGGGCCTCTCTGGGACTGGTCTGGCGGTCTGGGACTTGAAGGGTAACAACTACACCGTGCGTGGCTACAACGGTTACGCCAACTGCGCCAACCCTCGCACCGACCTGCGCCTCATCACCGTGGCCGACTACACCTTCGTGGTCAACCGTAACGTCGTCTGCCAGATGGGATCGACCCTGACCAATGCTGCCTATCCGCGACTCGATGGCCGTGCGCTCATCAACGTGCGTGGTGGTCAGTACGGGCGCACCTTGTCCATTACCATCAATGGTGACGGCACTGGGTCGAGTCCTCAAGCGTCCATTAAGATGCCCAACGGTTCTGCCGAAAAGGTGCCTGCTGGTGATCCCTACGCGGGCATGAACCAAGTGGACATGACGGACGCCTCGTGGATCGCCTCGACTCTGGCAGCACAACTGCAAGCCAACCTTGGGCCTTCTGGGTGGTCGTTCCAAGCGGGCACCGGGTGGATTCTCATTACGGCCCCGGCCAACGACAACATCCGCCAGATCGCCACCAAGGACGGCTACGCTGACCAGTTGCTCAACGGGTTCATCTATCAGGTTCAGACCTTCACGAAGCTCCCTGCGAACGCCCCACCGGGTTACCTCGTGGAGATCACTGGGGAGTCTGCCCGGTCTGGTGACAACTACTGGGTTCAGTATGACGCCGCTGGGAAGGTCTGGAAGGAGACCGCGAAGCCCAAGATCATCGCTGGGTTCAATGCCGCAACGCTCCCACACGCGCTCGTTAGGGCCGCTGATGGGCAGTTCGATTGGAAGCCTCTGACGTGGGACAACCGCAACGCTGGTGACGATGACACCAACCCAATGCCGTCCTTCATCGGCGCTTCGATCAACGACGTGTTCTTCTTCAGGAACCGCTTGGGATTCCTCTCGGGTGAGAACGTCATCATGTCCCGCACCTCGAAGTATTTCAACTTCTTCCCGAGCAGCGTGGCGACCCTGAGCGACGACGATCCGATTGACGTGGCCATCTCGCACAACCGTATCTCGATCCTGAAGTACGCTGTGCCATTCGCCGAGCAGCTCCTGCTGTGGAGCGATCAGGCTCAGTTCGTTCTGTCGAGCAACGGCATCCTGTCGAGCAAGACCATCGAGCTGGACTTGACCACCGAGTTCGACGTGAGCGATGGAGCACGGCCCTACGGCATCGGTCGAGGGGTTTACTTCGCAGCCCCACGGGCGTCATTCACGTCCCTCAAGCGGTACTATGCGATTCAGGATGTCTCCAACGTGAAGTCCGCTGAGGATGTCTCTGCGCACGTCCCGAGCTACATCGTGAACACCGTCCATGCAATCCACGGGTCAGGCACTGAGAACTTCGTGAGCGTCCTTACAGACGGTGCCCCTAACCGGGTCTACATCTACAAGTTCCTGTACCTCGATGAGGTGCTCCAGCAGCAGTCCTTCAGCCACTGGGAGTTCGGTGAAAACACCACCGTTCTGGCAGCGGCCTGCATCGGCTCCTACTGCTACCTGATGATCGACCGTCCAGAGGGCCTGTGCCTTGAGCGTATCGAGTTCACCCAGCACACCATCGACTTCCCCATTGAGCCTTACCGCTGCTACATGGACATGAAGAAGATTGTGACCCTCGGTGCGTACAACCCAGACACCAACCTGACGAGCTTCGACATCCGTACCGCCTATGGTGGAACGCCGGGGCCTGATGCGGTCTTCTTCTTGATTGACAGCAAGGGCGTCCTTCAGGAGTTCTCATCGGACAACTGGGCGGCCAACCCGTACATCTCCTTCCAAGGCAACCGCGCTGGTGAGCAGATGGTCATTGGGAAGCAGTACCAGTTCCAATACGAGTTCTCCAAGTTCCTCATCAAGCAAACCGCTGACGATGGGTCTACCTCGACCGAGGACATTGGACGCTTGCAGCTTCGTCGCGCATGGCTGAACTACGAGGAATCTGGTGCCTTCGAGATCAACGTCAACAACGGCTCCAGCGAGTTCATCTACTCGATGACTGGCGGGCGTCTGGGCATCGCAAAGACCCTCGGAGAACTCTCTGTGGGCACCGGCCAGTTCAAGTTCCCTGTGACGGGCAACGCGGTCAACCAACGAGTAACCATCACCAGTGACAACCCGAACCCACTCAACGTGATCGGCTGTGGCTGGGAAGGTAACTACATTCGCCGGTCTTCCGGTATCTAAATGGACGCCTAAGTGGGGGCCTCAAAAACCCTCACTATGGCTACCCCAAAGACCCTACGGGAGGGTTTCAACTTATGATATTGACACAAGCAACCAAGCGTGATCTTGAGGTAGCTGCTGATGACCTCTGCAAGCACGACCTCAATGAGTTCCATAGCCACACTGCTGGCCGTGATCCTCGCACTGTCATCCCGACCCATCTCGATGAAACCACTATGGCCATCAAGGTGGGTTCTTTGGTATTGGCCGTGGGTGGCTCCAAGGACTGCCTCTGGTTCGTGACTACGAATGTCGTTGACATGCTGACCAGTGGCGAGCGAATGCGCTTCTACAGGCTGCTCAAGGAACATCTCAAGGGTCTCCGTGAAGGAGGCCACCAAGCCCTGACCAACTTCGTGTCAGTGGATAATAAACCGCACATCCGTTTGCTGGAGTCTCTCGGTGCCACCTTCTCCAAGGGGATCACCATGTCTCCTGCTGGATTTGCATTCCGTCAATTCTGGCTGTAGGAGGTACACCATGTGTGAACCAGTATCTATCGGCATGGCCGCTGTGGCTCTCGTTGGTGGCGCTATGGCTGCCAGTGACAAGTCGAAGGCCGAAGGTGCCGCTGAAGACGCTCAACGCCGCAATGCTCGTGAGCAGGTCAAGCAGATGAACATGGCCAACGCCAACCTGAACCTCAACGCTCAGGACAAGGCAGACGAGGCCCGTAAGCAGCTCGCTGAGGTCAACATGCAGGCCCTGCGTAACAAGGGGACAATCCGTGCCGCCATCGGCGAGTCGGGTCTCTCAGGGAACTCCATGCGGCGCATTGCGACCAGCGTAGAGAACGAGGCATCACAACAGCGCATGTCCATCACCGACAACTACCACCGCGACTACCAGTCGATCTTTGCGAACCAAGTGGCCAACACTGAGAACACCAAGAGTGCCCTCAAAGGTCAGGCGCAGGTCATCAAGACTTCGGGTCTGTCGAACGCCCTCGGGATCATCTCGGCGGGTGCTCAGGGTTACGCTCAAGGTCAGTCCATCTCGGCTGGCATGAAGGGCAGCTCGGCTGGCGGGTCTAACGGAACACCACAAGGAGGCAAGACGTAATGGCAAATGACATCAATCGGGCGGTCGAGCAGTCTCGCTTCGGCCCCACTGAGAACCTTCATGGTTCCACCGCTACGATCCAGTTTCAGGCTGCCCGTCAGAACGCCCCTGTGGGTTCTACAGGACTCGCTGAGTCGATGGCTCAGTTCGTCAAGTCGGGAACTGCTGCCTTCGGTGCGTACACTGAGCAGCGCCAGAAGACTGCCGATGAGCGATCCAACGAGATCATCCGCAAGCTGACCCCTGAGCAGCGCCGAGAGGCAATCGCCAACGGCACCCTGCTGTATCAGGACGACCCGTATGCCATGAACATGCTGCGCCAGAAGACTGGTCGATCAGCGGCCTACGATGTCGAGGACGAGATTCAGACCAAGCTCAACAACGGTGAGTTTGACGGTAAGGATCGGAAGTACCTTGAGGAATACCGGCAGCAGCGTCTGGCCCAATCCTCGAAGTCATACGCCGAGTCCGCTGGCATCGACGAGAACGACCCTGAGTATCAGGCTGGCTTCAACGCTGACATCGTTCAACGCAACGCTGGTATCTACGACCTGCACGCTCGTCGCCGCTCGGCATGGTTCCAGTCTCAGGCAGCCGTGAACACCCGTGGTGACCTCGCTCCGTTGCTGGACGACCCTGAAGTCATGCAGTCGCCTTCTGGCGGTCAGGTGATCGCAGGGTACTTCAACGAGGGCCTCAAGTCCGGTCAGTTCCCAAGCGACAAGCAGGCCATTGATTCCCTCGGGCTGCTCGTTAAGGACGCCCAGCAGAAGGACGGTGGCACCAACCTGCTCCGCTCTCTGCGTGACCAGCAGATCAACGTTCTGGGTGGCGCGAAGAAGGTCTCTGACCTGATCGACCCGGACGTGTATGAGAACGCGATCACTCAGGCCGAGGCCAACGAGTACAAGCGCAATCAGGGTCGCAGCCGTGACCTCGACTTGGGCATCTCCACGGCCCTCAATCAGGAGAACCCTGAAGACGGCTGGAGGATGATCCAAGAGCTGCGCAACAAGAACAGTTGGCTCCAAGGGTCGGACAACATGACCCCTCAGAAGGAGAAGCTGATTCAGGCTGAACAACGCCTCATCGCAGACGTTCGCCAGCGCTCTCAGGCTACCGCTCAGGCAACCCAGAAGGCAATCCAAGCGGACACCCGTGTGGCGTACCTGAAGGAGCGACTCGCTGACCGAATTGCCGGTAAGAACGTATCGGTCGAGCCTGACTATCAACCTGACATCGGTGCCGGGAAGTTTACCAAGCAGGACGCCATGACGGCAGCCAACGAGGTGATGCACGACATTGAGCAGATGAACGTCCCTGAAGCCAAGAAGGATCAGCTCCGTGCTGACTACCTGCGAGCCGACTACCAAGGTGGCCCGTTCCAGACCTACTTCTCGGCGCTCGTAACTGACGCCCAGCGGGAATGGAACAACGCGGTTCGCTCTGGTGAGCCGGGAGACTTCACTCGAATCACCCAGTTGCAAAGGGCATACGCGGCAGACCCGTCCACCATCGGTGCGGTCTTCCCTGAGCAGGCTGACTTCCTCGAAAAGATGAAGGACATGGCCGACTCGGGGGCTGACCCTGCTGTGATGATCGCCGCTGAGAAGGCCACGAAGAACCTGTCGATTGACGAGAAGAAATTCCGCGATCAGGCATGGGCTGACCTGAAGAACGATTCCAGTGCCAAGGACTTGACCGCTCTACCGGGCAACCTTGAGAGGATCGCTCGCACCCTTTACGACGGCTACAACGAGCGTACAGGCAACGCCAAGCAGGCCCAGCAGAAGGTCACTGAGTGGCTCCAAAAGAACACCGTGGCATTCACCGAGGATCAAGGCGGAACCTTCTCGTCTCCCGATCAAGGCACCCTGCGCGGTCGCCTCTCGAAGCGTGACCTCATGGCAGACCCGAGCGATGTCAACTCGTGGACTGGCGGTCAGGCAATCGTTGAGGACACCTTGAAGGGCCTCGCTGAGAACCCTCAATGGGCCGACACCGGGATGACCGTGGAAGGCACGGACGCTGGCGACATCGTTATCAGCTCGCTCAACGGCAAGCGTGTACGCATCACCAAGCAACAGCTTCAGCTCATCTACCGGACTCGCCAACAGGCAGCCGCTGAGCAGAAGTTCCAGCAGGAGAAGGAGTCCACCAAGACTGGCCAGCTTCTCTACAACGACGTAATCCGAGGGGGCCGTGGCCCTCTCTAATAGGAGGTCTACATGAACCGCAAAGACGAATACGCCAAGCTGCTCGCAGAAGGCACCCCATACGACGACATCATTCGTCAGGCAGCAGATGCCAATGGGGTTCCCTATGAGTACCTGCACAAGAAAATCTTCAACGAGTCCAGCTTCAACCCAAACGCTCAGTCACCGACTGGGCCTCGTGGTCTGGGCCAGTTCACCAAGGCGACCGGCAAGGCTTATGGCCTGATGACCGATGCTGACTTCTTCGATCCCGTTAAGTCGATCAATGCGTCTGCCGCTCTGACCCGTGACCTCATGGGCACCTACAAGGGCGACATGCTGAAGGTCGCTCTGGCCTACAACCAAGGCAATGGTCGTCTGGGCGCTCCCCAGTTGGCCGCTCTGGATCGTGGGGACTTCTCCAAGATCAGCCCAGAGGGCAAGCAGTACATGGCCAACCTACTGGACGTGGCTGGCGACTCTCCGAACCGTCACTGGTTCAATGAGGCACCCAACGCCCCAAAGCTCAACTCTGACTTCGAGAGCCGCACCGCTGGAGTCAGTCACCAACCTACCGCTGTGCGTGGTGCGACACCTGACGGGTACGACTTCCAGTTGGCCCAAGGTCAGGCCCCAGCGGTCAAGCCAACGTTCCGTGAGATGGAGCTGGATCAGAATGGCCCCGATAAGGGCGCTTGGGACAACACATGGGATGCCGTTAAGTCGTCCCTGTTGACCTCTGTTCCTGCCCAGATCGCTCGGAACATCTCGGTGGAAGACCATGACCCGCTGGACTGGGTTAAGCCCGGCGACACCTCGAACTGGAACGATGAGGACTTCGAGAACATCCGCAAGGCTGGGGTCGATCCCCAATACTTCGGCTTCATCTTCGACTACACCCGTGGCAGCCGTGACAAGCTGGGCGAGGCCATTCAGTTGGCCAAGGAGAACGCTGACTATGATCGTCGAATCGGCAAGGCTGGCTGGGCTGGTCAACTGACCGCTGGCGTAGCTGGTGCCGCTCTCGACCCTCTGACCTACGTTCCTGTGCCCGGTGGTGCCGGTGCATCGTTCGCTGCCCGTGTCGGCAAGCAGGCTGCCTTCAGTTCGGCCATGTCGGTCGCCTCTGAGGGCCTCCGTGAGCAAGCCACTGGTATCGAGGGTCACTATGCGGCTGCTGCTGTAGGTGGCGCTGTGATCGGTGGCGCGGCTGCTGCTGCGCTCGACAAGTTCATCGCTAAGGCTGCCACTGGGTCAGTCCGTCAGGACATGCCTGATGCTGACCTCGAAGCTGTTCTGGCTCGACACGGCGAAGGCGCTCTGCCCAACCGTCAGGTCGATCTTCCAGAGGGTATGGAGCCAACCGCGAAGCAACCCCGTCAGGATGACCCTGAGCAGGACGATGACTACCTTGAGAAGATTCTCGGCCTGCATGGCGAGCGTCACACTCGTCAGGAGGGACTCAAAGACCTGCCCGATGATTCCGTTGAGGCGATCCTTGCGAAGCACCAAGAGTCCTCTGAGCCGAACGAGTTCTATGGCCCAACCAATCGCCTGCAAGCCCGTGAGGCTGCTCGCCAAGCTGGGATGGATGACCCGACCCGTATGCCGATCAACAGCGATGACGTTGTGGATGACTTCAATGGCGTGGTCTATGCCGACTACCCGGCTGAGCGTGGGGCTGTGAAGCTACGCGATGGGTCGATCATGTCTGGCTTCAACCCGCTGAACCCGAAGACCAACAAGCTGGCTGCCGAGCTGGGGCCTGATCGTTCGGCCAAAGGGTTCTCCCTTGGGGCGATCACTGAGATCGGCTACAAGCTGAATCGCAGCGAAGACCCTGAAGTGCTGGACATCGGCTCCAAGCTGTTCCGCTCCACGGTGCAGACCGAGAGTGGCTCGAATGGCCGCTTTGGGGCTACCGCTTCGGATGTCATTGAGCGTCTGCGAGGGGAGGATCATGTGTCCTACGCGAAGCTGAACGACCTCACTGAGAACCTCCTGAAGAACGACCCGAAGTATGCCGGTATGGATGGCTCTCGGCTGGCCCTGACTGAGCGTGCGTATCGTCGCGTAGCGGAAGCTATCGAGGACTCAACGAACGCCAAGAAGGCAATGCTGAGCAAGCAAGAGCGCGACCTGATGGATCACATCAACGAGCACTTCCAACGTAAGCAAGACGTGCTGGAGAACCCTGCTCAGTTCGGCAACGCTCAGGCGACTGCTGTACTGGACTCGACCCGTCACGTTGGACACTACGTCCCGAACGTCTACGATGACGCTGCCCGTGCCCTGTTCCTTCAGAAGTTCGGTGGTGCCGATGGCCTGCAACAGGCGATCAAGTCGAGCTGGCTGGCGAGCTACGCTTCCCGCGCTGCCGTCAAGGCACGAGTGGACAAGTTCATCAAGGAGACAATCGAGAAGGAAGGCAAGGTGGTCACCCCTGAGCTGATGAAGCAACGGGTCGAGCGCTATGCCCATGACAAAGCCTACGGCATCTCCCACACCCAAGACTTCAACCGTTCGACGCTGATCGACGATGGTCTTGATTCGCTGGTCGGTGCTGAGAACAACAACTTCCTCGAAGCCCGTAACCTGTTCGACTCGGACGTGTCTGTGCCGATGGCCGATGGTTCGAGCTTCTCGGTCAACGACCTGCGCATGTACGACTTCGCCAAGCTGATGCCTTCCTACGACCGCCGTATCAACGGTGACGTGGGGATCATGGCTGCCACTGGCGAGGGCACTGACGTGCTCAAGGCTCGCATCCTGAAGCTGAAGACGACCCAAGGGAACAACAGCGAGATCGAAGCCCTTGAGTCTGCCGTTAAGCTGCTCACTGGTCGCGCTCGTCGCAACCCTGATGATGCCTTTGGGACTGCCTTGCGCAGCCTCAACGACCTCTCGTTCTTCACCAAGAATGCCTACATGGGCGTGCAGAACTTCACCGAGATCGCCGGGATGGTGACCAACGGGCATCTTCGGATGCTGATGCACGGCGTTCCGTACCTCCGTGAGATGACCACTTGGGGCACCAAGATCAAACCAGAGCAACTCAAAGAGATGCACAACCTGATCTTCGGTCGGGAACTGGATGACACCATCCGTCCTCGCCGGGCTGACATCGTGGATCGTCTGCGTACCCAAGGCTCCAGTAACTGGGTCGCTCAGGGCGTAGGCACCGTGAAGTTCGCCACTCAGGAACTGGCTGCTCGCAGTCCGTTCACCAAGCTGCTCACTGAGACCTCGAACTACATCGCTGATGCTGGCCGTCAAGGTGCCCTGATGGACATGATCCGAGCTGCCCACGGGGAGACTCCGAGAATCCTGAAGGACTCCGAGCTGCATCGCCTGTCGATCACCAAGCAACAGTTCGGTGCAATCAAGCAGGCAATCAAGGAGCACATCGTTCCTGATGGTGATGGGTTCAAGATCAAAGACCCGGCTGCTCTGCGCAGTGACCCACGGACAATGGATATGTGGCGCATTGGTGACAAGATCGCCGATGAGTCGATCCTGCGTCCTCACAAGCTGTCGTCTCAGGACACCAAGGCTCTGGGCGCTGGCTGGCACATGGCGCTTCAGTTCAAGAAGTTCGTCTTCCGGTCTCTCAATGGTCGCCTCATGCGTGGCATCTACGACTCCACCAAGAACGGGCGAGGCATCGACTTCGCAATCCAAGGGGTCGTCGCTACGGGCCTCGCTTCGGCATTCTTCATAGCGCAACGCTACGTCCAAGCTCAGGGTATGCCACCAGAGCAACGCAAGGACTTCCTCAAGAACTCCTTCACCCCAGAGATGCTGGGCTGGGCAGCGATGTCCCGCAACAACATCCTCGGTGCGCCTATCGGCGTTGCCAACTTCGTCCTCGCTCCAATGGGCTACGACCCGGCTGCCGCTGTGCGTACTTCGGTACTGCCACGAGGCCCTGAGTTCACCCCACGGGATCGACCAGTGCGCTACTCGCCTCTCCGTTCGGATGGCGTTCAGAAACCTCTGAGCGGCCTTCTGGAGCAGGTGCCGGGCGCTGGCATCCTCGGTTCCGTCTACCAAGTAGGTGCGAACGCTGAGGGCCTCTGGAAGGACACCCGCCGTCAACAAGAGCTGGGCTACATGACCGGCATCTACAACGGGTTGCGTGGTCTCGTACCAAACGATCCAGTCTCGCAACGAGCACTTAGCGCCATGATGCAGGAAGCTGGGATGGAGTATCGCTCCCGGTAAATACCCTCACTATGGCACCCTCTACGGCCTCACTTCGGTGGGGCCTTTTTGTTATTTAACGACACCAAGGAGAGACTATGGCCACTACACCGAAAACGGTGCGGACGTTCACTCTCGATGGCAGCAAGAAGGACTTCACGATCCCCTTCGAGTATCTCGCTCGGAAGTTCGTCGTCGTCACTCTGATCGGTGCCACTCGACGTGAGTTGATCCTCAATACCGAATACCGCTTCTCTACCGCGACCACCATTACGACCACCAAGGCGTGGGGGCCAGCGGACAACTTCGACCTGATCGAGATTCGTCGCCTGACCAGCGCCACCGAGCGCCTCGTTGACTTCGCTGACGGGTCGATCCTTCGGGCCTACGACCTGAACATCTCTCAGGTGCAATCGCTGCACATCGCCGAGGAAGCCCGTGACTTGACCGCTGACACAATCGGCGTGAACAACGATGGCGACCTCGACGCTCGTGCCCGTAAGATCGTCAACCTCGCTGATGGCGTGAACGACGGTGACGCTGTGAACCTGCGCCAACAGAAGCAATGGGCAGGCTCTGCGTTGAACCAAGCGCAGGCATCGGCTGCCAGTGCTGCTGCCTCTGAGGCGTCCCGTCAGGCTGCTGCTGGACAAGCATCGGCGGCTCTTACCAGTGCTCAAAATGCTGCCGGTTCCGCCAGTTCCGCTGCCGGTCAGGCTTCCAACTCGGCGGGTTCTGCAAGTGCCTCCCAGACCTCTCGGCTGGCCTCTGAGGCTGCCCGTGACTTGTCCCAAGCGTGGGCCTCGAAGGCTGAGGATAGCGTGGTCTCTGGCGGTCTCTATTCGTCCTACCACTACAGCCGTAAGTCTGCTGCGAGTGCTGCTGCGAGTCAGACCTCTGCGACCAACTCTGCGAGTTCTGCGAGCTTCGCTACGACCGAAGCCAACCGGGCGACCACTCAGGCTGACCGTGCGAAGACCGAGGCTGACAAGCTGGCCAACGCGAACGCCTTTATGGGTTCCTTGCAGACTGTTGACGCCACCAATAAGTACGTCCGCTTCATGCCGGGCTGGTCGGTACGCATGGATCGACTCTGGGTGGACGACATCTACGGTATGAACTCCGATAAGGTGAGCATCAAGGCTGGTACGTTCGCTGTATCTGGTGCCCAGACCAATGCCAACGGCATCACGGTGACTTCTGGCGGTCTCAATGTAACCGGGGCTGCCACCATGCAATCTGGGCTGACAGTCAACGGCAATTTCCAAGGCGCGTCTGGTATCTTCTCTCAGTCTCTACGTGCTGGGTCTGTCATGCAGGTCATCCCTCAGTCGAGTAACACCGAGAACACGCACTTCTGGTTCCGCGACCTCGACGCATCAACTGAGCGTGCCCTGATCTATGCGGACTCTGGGCGAAATCTCCACATCCGTACCAACGTCGGTAATAGTGGCGAGGCCCTTGTTCGCTCAGACAACTCGTGGTCTTTCGGAAACGCCATTGAGGTAACCAGAGGTACGCGCCAGACGGTCTTCTTTAACTCTGCCGCTCAACTCGATGGTGCAATGTATGGAAACTGCCAGCTCCAGCTCCAAGGTACTGGTGGTGGGGTTGCAGCCCTCGGGTTCCACAACGCCGGTCGAGTAGCTGGTGCGCTCTGGCTGAACACTGACAACCAGTTGTGGTGGATGCAGAACTCTGGCAACAACCAGCAGATGACCACCAACCAGAACGTAATGAACCACATCGGCGGCATGACCGCTGACCAAGTTGGTTCCATTGCTTCCATGTACAACCAGTCCGGCTCCAACCTTGGACCTAACGCTGGCGTGGCAGGTAGCAGCCTGCGCTTCGCATCCCACAACAACGTGTCTGGCACTGCTGGTTCTGGATCGTGGCGCTGCCTCGGTTCTGGCAACAACGGCGGGGTCTGCAACTACGTCCGCTACGCATAACCCAACAGGCCCTTCGGGGCCTTCTTTATGGAGGTCTTATGGAATTTCCATCCAGTTTCAAAATGCTGACTGTCCATGACATTCAGGAACCTCGCTGGTCCTCGCTGGAGCACATTCAGATCGACGTAATGTTGACCGCTGAGTTTCCCGATGGACGAGTCGAAACCTTCCCCTTCACGGCCTGCCCTTGGGACACCTTTGGGGATCACTGCCCGGCCATCTTTGAGCACGCGGCGAACATGCCCGGCATCAAGGAGTACGAGCGCCCAGACGTGACCATGGAAGACCTGCAAGCAGACTTCGACCGCATCTGGCCGGATGTCCTTCTGGGACTGGCCGATGAGAAGACCATCGAGCTGGCGAAGAATCTGCGCGTACAGATCAAGGCGATGAGCTGATGGCTGGCCTTGAGATCGACTTCACGAATGGAGTGGTTCGCGCCGCTCCTATCGCTGCTGGGGCTGGTGCTGAAGTAGCAAGCCAAGTAGCTGGTATGACCCTGAGTGACTGGTTCTATGCCGCAATCATTTTCTACACCCTCGTGCAAACCGTCGTGCTGGTCTTCAAGACCGTCATGGACGAGAAGCGCAAGAACAAAGGAGACCCACCATGAGTGAGAACGTACTGGAGAAGCTGCTCGAAGCAATCGACACCGAGACTGGTCGTGCCCTGTTGGCTGACCTGCGTGACGATGAGCGCCGCTCCCCACAACTGTACAACGCCATCGGCAAGTACCTCGAACGTCACAAGTTCACCATCGCCAAGCTCAAGCCTGACGAGTCCCTTCTGGGCGACCTCGCAGCGGCCCTCGACGGCTTCCAAGAGCTGGAGGATGGAGAGCTGTATGGCGACGGCGTGAGGCACTGACAGTGAACCTTAAGGGAATCGCATTGGGCGTCTTATTGGCGCTCAGTGCCCTCGGGCTGGCCTACATGAAGGGTCACTCCGATGCGACCGACACGCTGACCATTGAACACCAAGCGGCCCAACTGGCTGCTGCACGACAACTGGAGGTTGAACGTGAAACCACTCAAAGAACCCTCGCAGAAATCTCGAAGAACTGGCAGGACTACGTTGCCACGTCTCAAAGCTCTGCTGCTCGGACTGTTGCTGACCTGCGTAGCCGTAATGTCGGGCTGTCAGTCCAACTCGCAGATGCCACCGTCCGTTGCGTCACAGGTGACGGTAGACCCCTCGCTGATGGTCGAGCCGAACTACGAACAGACGCTGCTGAATTTCTTGTCGGACAAGCCCAAAGAGCAGACCGCCAAGTGAAGGCACTTCAAGAAACCGTAAAGACCCTTCAAGGAGGTTCGCACAAATAAGGAGGCCCAATGTCCAAACCAGACACCACCGGGGCCAAGCAGATCGCATTAATGAAAAGGTCATTCGTGGCCTTTCTTTTTGTCCTGTGGGCAGCCCTGAACCTGCCGAAGCCGACCCGCTGTCAGATCGACATGGCGAAGAAGCTGAGCGCTGGCGACGAACGCCGATTCATCCTGCAAGCATTCCGAGGCATTGGTAAGAGCTTCATCACCTGTGCCTTCGTGGTCTGGAAGTTGTGGAACAACCCCGACCTCAAGTTCATGATCGTGTCCGCTTCCAAGGAACGGGCTGACGCCAACAGCGTCTTCATCAAGCGCATCATTGAGCTGCTCCCTTTCCTGCACGAGCTGAAGCCCAAACCGGGCCAACGTGACAGCTCTCTGGCCTTCGACGTGGGGCCTGCCAAGCCTGACCACTCGCCCTCTGTGAAGTCTGTCGGTATCACTGGTCAATTGACTGGTAGCCGTGCTGACATCCTCATTGCGGACGACGTTGAGGTTCCAAACAACTCTGCCACCCAGACTGCACGAGATCACCTCGGCGAGCTGGTGAAGGAGTTCGATGCGATCCTGAAGCCGGGCGGAACGATCATCTATCTGGGCACCCCTCAGACCGAGATGACCCTCTACCGCGAGCTGGAGGGCCGTGGCTACGTCACAACCATCTGGCCTGCACGTTACCCTAAAGACCAAGCTGACCTCGACTCCTACGGCCACCGGCTGGCTCCTATGCTGCTGGCTGAGCTACAGGCAGACGGGACGTTGTTCTGGAAGCCTACCGACGAGGTTCGCTTCGATGACGCCGACCTGCGTGAGCGTGAGCTGTCGTATGGCAAGGGTGGCTTCGCGTTGCAGTTCATGCTCAACCCTAACCTCTCCGACATGGAGAAGTACCCTCTCAAGCTGCGAGATTTCATCGTAGGCACGTTCGCTCTGGACAAAGGCCCACTGAGCCTGACTTGGATGCCAAACGCCTCTAACGAGGTCAAGGGCGTTCCTATGGTCGGCCTCAAAGGTGACCGCTTCCACCGCTACGAAGCAGTAGGTCAGGGCCATGCAGCCTTCGCTCAGAAAATCCTTGTGATCGACCCATCGGGCCGTGGTAAGGATGAGACCGGCTATGCAGTGCTGTACCAGCTCAACGGCTTCATCTTCCTGATGGACGCTGGTGGCTTCCGTGGTGGCTACGAGGACACAACTCTCCAAGCCCTTGCGAACATCGCCAAGATTTACCGAGTGAATGAGGTGGTGATCGAGGGTAACTTCGGTGACGGTATGTACCTCAAGCTGTTCAGCCCTGTGCTGACCGCTACGTTCCCTTGCGCCATCACTGAGGTCAAGAGTAAGGGTCAGAAGGAACTGCGCATCTGCGACGTTCTGGAGCCTATCCTCGGGTCTCACAAGCTGGTCATCCAAGAGTCCCTCATCGAGAAGGACTTCAGGACAGCACTCAACGCTGACGGCACCACTGACACGTCATACAGCCTCCTGTACCAGCTCACACGGATCACCCGTGAGAGAGGCTCACTGGCCCACGACGACCGTCTGGATGCCCTCGCAATCGGCGTACAGTTCTTCACAGAGGCAATGGAGAAGGACTCCAAGGTAGGCGAACAGGAGCTGCTCCAAGAGTTCCTTGAGAGCCACATGGAGGACGCCCTGATGGGCCATGACCGCCTTCAGAGCATCGCAGTGAGCGACTCAGTGGACATCTTCTACGAGGATGACGGTTCCATGGACAATTACATGGGCTGGCGCTGACTGAGCACGTTCGCAGCAAGATCGACGAAGATTTAAAAACCCTCACTATGGCACCAGTAGGGGGGTCTAACTGATAAACTTTAAGACCCTCTCATCACGATCCCTACAAGGTAGGTTCTTCGTGATGGTGCCTGCGTGACCAGATTCACTGTAATCAACATCAAAGGAGGACAAGACCATGACTGTGGAGCGAGCGACTGTGCTTCTCGTACTGAAGCGCCTTGCTACCTCCCGGTCAACCTACAAGCTCATCGGTCTCCTGCTCGTCGCCTTCGGGGTGACCAGTGGTAGTGATGTTATGGGCTGGGTCTCCACACTCGTGTGCGTGGCTTCCGGTGGCTGTGGCGACTGACGATCAATTTCGGCAGGGTTAACACCCTACCTCATTGATCCAATGAAGCAAGGCTTTACGATGCCCTAACTGGTCTCCATAGGATGCCCTTTAGGGTATCGTTAGGTCTACCCGATAGAAGGCACTTGCATGAACCCAGAGGATACCATAGGATGTTCTCAATGAGGGCCTTTAAGAATCTGGGAGAAAAATCTGAATGAGCACCTCTCAAGGACAAACTCCGAGGTTACCCCCGTAGGGGCCTCTCAAAGCTGATCCATAGGGCCTCTCCCCGGTGACCCTTCGAGCATGATCGCCTCGGTTCCTTCGAGGGCATCTCATGGGGATC